AACCCCTCACCAGAAGGGCAGTGGAGTCAAACTGGTCGTCGGCAAGCGCGTCGGAGGTGCCCGTGAAGCGCAGAAGCTCAGCCTCGTAGGCCGCATACCAAGAGGCCGCTTTGTCGTACCGCATGGCTCCTGCACGATGGCGCTTTTGCAGCGGCCGTCCCCGCACTCCCTTATCCTTCACAGGGTTGAGAACCCGGATAGAGAAAAAAACATCCCTTGCCGCCATCTCGTTGAAGATTGTCCGAGAAATCGCTTTCCAGATCACGCCACCCTCAACAATGAACTCGTCGGGATGCCAGCGCTCCTCCAGCTCGAAGAACACTTCAATCCACTCGAGAGGCTCCCACCTCCCCACCCGCTCGTCCCGGATGCAGATGGTGTTCGCAGCGCCCCTCGACCCAACGGTGAAGGAGGTGCGATTAGCTCTATCAGCCTTCGAGACCGCGAAGTCCACGCCCACCTTCACGTAGCCAGGGGCCTCGTAGTCTGCCGGCGTCATGGGGAGGAAGTCGTCTCGCCGCAGATAGGCGTCGCTGTTGTCGAAGGGGTCGTTGAGGTACTCCTGAGAGTAGCCCGCCGGATCGTGCTGGGCAATGTACCCTTCGCGCTTGCTACGCAGCCGCTCCTCACTCCACATCTCGGGCCAGAGGATGGAGGAGAAGTCATCGAACCCCTCGTGAGCTTTGTAGAGAGCGCTCACCCAGGTGTCATCCTTCATAATCCGCGCGAGCATTGCGGCCTCGTGGAGGATCGTCCCGTGCCACCGAATCTTGCAGTTCCTCCGCCCGAGCGGCAGGAGTGCGCGCATAACCCACTGGCGAAACTTCCGCCGCCTGTCGATGTTCTCGACCTGCTCATCCTCTTCCATATCATCGCAGATGATAAGGCCGGGCCGCCTGCCATTCCACTTCAGCCCCCGGAGTTTCTGCCCACTTCCCCGTGCAATGATCCGGAACTCATACCCGCCACGGCAGCGAATAACAATCTCGCCCTTCGAGTCGGTGAGGAACTTCTCCACGCCGAAATGCCGGATGAGGTCGTCGTTGTCTCGAAGCTCTTTCGCAATATCCCCGAGATGCCCGATGCTCAGCTCCTCCGTCGCACTCACGATCAGGATGTGAGACTCGACCTGAAAGAGCGCATTCGCCAGGGCGAAGTCGTGCGTGAGCGCGGTGGACTTCGCGTGCCCCCGAGGAGCGGCGATCGCAACCTGCGCGTCGTCCTGGCAGTACATCTCCCACCACTCCCGATGACAGTCCGGAGTTACCTGCGGATCATCGTACATCTGCGACAGGAACATTCCCGCGAAACTCTCGATCAAGGGAGCGCTGAGCCGGACTGTCATTCGGGCGGCTCCTCGAGGGCCCTAAGCCCCACCTCAGAGGGAGCCGCTCCCCCGTCGCGCAGCCACAGAAGGGCCGCAATAGCCCCTGCATTAAACAAGGAATCCTCGAACGCGCCATCGACCTGCACCATCAGCCGCCCAATCTCGAGGGTGAGGGTCGCCAGGGGAACTTCGCGCATTAGCAATCTGTGACCTCCCCTTCAATCACGCGCCCCGAGATTCCGCGCTGGAGCGTGAGGAGCCGCTCAGCCAGCCTATCAAGGTGATCGGGAGGGAGAGCCTGCGGAGGAGCATTCCCGCCCAGCCCGAGGCTCTTCGCCCCCAGTTCCATCGCCTTGAGCACCAGCCCGTCCGGGACTACGCTCGCAGGGGCGGAGAGCTTTTCCTGAAGAATCTCGAGCGAGCGCTGCGTCATCGCCCGGAACCTGTCCTCGAGCGTCACCTTCAGAATCGGATCGACCAGGTCCTCCCGCCTCTCCGCGAGCTTCGCCCGAAACGCATCGCTCGTCATGATGATCGAAATCCAGCTTTGCGTATACCCGAAGCGCGCCGCAAGCTCGCTCTGCGCCAGATACGGTTCCGCAATGACCATATCGACAAGAGCGTCGTGAGTGTAGCGAAGGCGAGGAGGCGGCATTCTTCCCGGCGGGGTGGTGGATGGGTATGCAGGAAGGATAGACCAGGGCGGGGGCGGTGTCAATGGGATGGGGGGAATGGACGAGCTGGGAACTGATAACAAACTCATAACGTGTTCACAGTTCATTTCCCGCTAAAAAATATTTCGAGGGGATATGTCGCGCGCGAGCGCGAGGCGTTTGCCCCCCACCGGCCTCGGATTTGGGGGCCCTCGGCCCTGGGCCTCGACCTCGACCGGGGACCTAGACGGCGGGACGGGCAAGCCGCTCGGGCGATGGGCGAGGCGGACAACGACCAGGGCGGGCGGGCGGTGGTCGGACGGACGGGCGGATCGACGGGCAACGGGCAACGGGCGGTCGGACGCCGGGCGGGCAACGGACGGGCAACGGTGGACGGACCAGGTGGACGGGCGGACGGGCGTGATCTGGCATAGCAAGAATCGTGCCAACGATATCTCGTCATGTGCGATGGGATTTCGACACCCGATGGATTGGGCAAGAAACGTGCCAGACCTGGTCGTAACGATTGACGAACCGGCTAAGACCCGATTGCGTTGCGCCTGCCCAGCCTTGCGGAAAGCGTGCGCGATTACGCCGTGTACCATGGCCTCAAGCAACGGTGCGGTGACAAAGCCGCGCTGGCGAAAGGCTCGACGCTGGCCGAGAAGGCCGAGGCCGTGCGCGAACTTGTCGAACATTACAATAGCGGCGGCGCTTGGGAACTTCCGCGCAACGCCGCCGGCCCGCGTAGCGTCAACCATGCGATGCTGGTCGAGGCGATGCAACGCGCCCTGGGCGTCGGGTTCGCGAAAGCGGACAGCCTGGTGACCGGAATGGCCGTGAGATGGGGCATTTCGAGCGAGGACACGCGCAAGGTCTGGGCGGAAGCTGGCGACGTGAAGGCGGCGATCCGGGCCGAAACGGCTGGCGTGTCGGCGGATAGTCTAATGGCGGAAATGGACGCCGACGACTAGGCCGCCGGGCGGGCCGTAAACGGGCCCATAAACGAGCTATAACGGCCCAAATTGGGGCGGGCGGGCATTAAGGCACATTACCCTATGTCCGCCCCTTTTGCGTCCCGATTTGGCCCCTTATCGAGTGCGGTAGTAGCAGTAGCATCATCATCATGACCCCCCCCCTTTTTCCCCTTGCACCAAAATAGGGCGGGTTATAATAGGTAGTGTATGAACTTTTTTTTTTTCTTCTTACACATTTTACAAAACCAGGGCGAGAGGGTATGGCATGATGATGATGCTACTACTACTACAGCACATTGACGTAACCCGTTGATTTCATTGAGGAAATGGGCATTTTGAGATCATGATGCTACTACTACCGCACACCCGATGTTGCGTTCGCGCAACGTCCCTTGCCGCTTTTTTAGGCAATTATCGCCACTTTTTTAGGCAATGTTGCGCGAAGGCCACACCCGCCAAACATACCATCGCGCCGATTGTTCTTACAAATCCGCATCCCGTTCATACGCATCCGCATCCCGTTCATGCACAATCCGGCCAAATCCGGCCAAATCCAGTACGAATTTACCATAGCAATACCCCATCCATACCCTATACTACCCACATCGCAATCCATCCACCCACCACCACCATGACGCTAAAACGCTGGAAAACCCTAGAATTCCCCGCCGAGACAATCCTGTTCGTAGACGGCGAGCGCTGGGCGTCGCTGCGCGACGGCCGGCTGACGCTCGAGCTTCCCGCACTCACACCGCTCGAGCTTGAGAAGGCCGTGCAGCTGGCTTGGGGAATAGTCTCCCTCTACCGGACAAAGCGCAATGCGGGATAAGGAAGCGCTCGAAAGGAAGCAGCGCGCAGCGGCCATCTTCACCGATGCCGAGGTGCGCGGGTTCCGGGCATCATCCCTTCCGGCGCGGGAACTGGCGGAAATGGCCTGCTGCGGAATTCGCACCATGCGGGATTTGCTGAAAGGGCGGACATACGCATGGGTTGAGAGGGAGACGGCGCGGGAGCAGCCAGCCCCCCTTGCAGGGTTCAATCTCGCGGGAAGCCTCGAGAGGCTGCACAAAAGCCTGCGCGAACCCGAGGCGGTCTCTCCCGAGCGCGCAGCAGCTAATGCGGTGCTCGACCGAGGACTGGTGGTTAGCGGGAAGGAACTGCCGGAGGAAACGGCAGCCTACTTCTCGGACAAACAATAGGTTCGCCGCACCTCAGACGCGGCACAAAGGAGCAAGGAAATGGAAAGTTTACTCGAAGTGTTGATGGAACGGGACGGTCTTTCACGGGCTCAAGCCCTCCGGCAGATTGAGGAAGCGAGGGAGGAGGTACGTGAAGGAGCAGACCCAGAGGAAGTGCTCGCGGACTGGTTTGGCCTCGAGCCCGATTATCTATACGATCTTCTCGCCTAAAGGAGCCCCAAATGATGAACTCTAATCAAACCCTCCGCTTTCCCCGCACCTACCGAGAGGCGACCGGGATGGACGCGCATTTCGGACGGGACCCGGATGCGGTTGTCGCAATCGGCCTCGGGCTTCTTGCAATGTTCCTCCTCGGGCTCGGGCTGGGCCTGGCGCTGGCCGGCTAGGCCTCCGGTGTCGAGAGGGTCTCGGCTCGAGCCCTCTCCGCAACGGGTAATGGCGAGTCGCCCGTTTAAAGGCTCGCCAGTTTTAGGAGTTTTAGCCATGTCAGACGTCAAGCAAGTTAAACAAACAGAAGGTATCGAGGGTAAACAAGAGGGGACAGCACAGGAGGCAAAAGCTCCTCGCACAGTCACCCATGTAACCATGACAGACGGACGCGTGGTCGAATTCGTAGGCAAGCGCAAAATGCTGAAGGAGGTTATTCAGACTCCCGAGGGTGTTGCGGTGTGCTTTGACTTCCTGGACGGAAACACGCTGCTGGCCGTTGTTCCCCAGCAGCATCTGTCTTACGCGGCAGGCTACGGCTATGCGCAGAAACTCGGAGGCGAGGTTGCCGGTGCGAAGGACGGGGCGGGCAACCCCGCATCCGCCGAGGATATGTTCCGAGCGGTCGAGGCTCTGCACAATCGCCTAACGAACTCGGATAGCTGGAACAGTGTTCGAACCGCTGGCGAGGACTCCGAAGTCTCTGGCGCGGTGATTGTCCTACGGGCGATTGCCGAGGTCAGCGGAAAGGACATTGCCACTGTCAAAGCCTTCCTGGATAAGAAGATGGCGACCGCTGCTGCAGTCGGCCAGAAGCTCACCCGGAAAATGCTTTATGACTTGTTCAAACAGCCGGGCACCCCGACGGCGGCTGTTATCGAGCGTCTCGAAGCCGAGCGCGCGGCCAAGGCTCCGGCCAAGGCTCCGGCCAAAGACGCGCCCGTGGTAAGTGCAGCAGACCTGATGGCCGAAATGGGCTGAAGGTAAGGATTCACGCCCCTCTTTGCAGGATAGAAGAGTGAGCACGTAACCACAACATTATAGGAACCTATCATGTCCCTCTCCTACCCAGTCCCCTCTCGCTGTGCTTATCCCACCTCCCCTGGAAAGTTTGGCGAGCGCCCCTGGCATGAAACCGACGTTCGGCTGGCCGGTCGCGCTGGAGCTTGGTTCGGGCCTTCCACCCTCTTCGCGGATGACGAGGCCCGGCGGGCCGCGCAGGCCCTCACCGAGCTCCACTTTCTCGAGCTCACCCTTCCCTCGGAGGCCTGAGCCATGCCTGCGCCAAGAGCCCTTGTTCCAACCGAGCACCTCCATGTAAAGCTCGAAGCCCCGATTCGGGCTCAGATGGACCTTCACCTTTACTCCCCCCTTGAGGAGCGTGTTCCGAAAGGAGCGCACAAGGCGTTCCTTGAGGGTCTAATTCGCGCATTCTTCCACTCCCGCACACTTCCCCTCGAGGCGCACGGCTTCCCCCCTGGGTATTACGTCCAGGGTCCGGCGGAGATGGTCGAGGCACTCGAGCGAAGACTCTCGAAAGGAGCGATCAAATGAGCCCCGAAGAAGCCCTCAAGGCACTTCACGAGATCGAGGACGACACGGTTAGGAAAATCCTCGAGAATCAGGAACTCGCCTACCGCCTTAACCACCTCCTCAACTTCACGCGAGAGGCCATTAAAGCCCTTACTTCACCCACTTCTCCTAAGGAATCACCATGACACCCGAGCTTAACGCCAAGATAGCCATCTGGAGGCAAAAAGCCCTCGATGGAACCCTCGCCCTCGAGGAAATGAAAGAGGCCATTAGCGCGCTGCGCCAAGGCCGCGTCTCGGCAGGCATCGCATCCGCCACCTCTCGCGCCAAGAAAGCCAAGGTTGAGGTTCCCTCGGCCGCAGACCTCCTTACGGAAATGAAGTAGACCATGTCCAAGACCTGCCGAACCTGCGCCTCCTTCTCCCCCTACCAGCATGAACCAAACCTGGGAGAGTGCCGCGCAAATCCCCCTGTGCTCCAGTGGATTGTCCTCCCGCAGGAAACTCTCAAAGGAAGGGAGCTCGTCCCAACGCCCGCCTGCGGATTTCCCCAAGTCACCTTCTCCACCTGGTGCGCCAAGCACACCCCATCTATCGCCACTCTATCCTAACCTCTCGAGGTCCCCACCATGCCACGCTATCCCTTCCCCGAAGTCATCGACAACACCATCCGAAGCGCATTTGTCACCTGCCCGCGCTACGCCGAGCTCGCGTACATCCAGCATTGGAAATCCAAAATCCCGAATGTCCACCTTCACGCTGGCGGAGCCTACGCGCACGGTCTCGAGAAAGCCCGGCTGGCCTACTTTACCGAGGGCGCTTCTCCCGAGATCGCCTTGGCGCAGGGCCTCCACGCTCTCCTCGAGTTCTACGGAGAGTTCGAGTGCCCTCCCGACTCAGCCAAATCCCTCGAGCGAATGCTCGGCGCACTCGAATATACCTTCGACCAATATCCTCTCGAAACCGAAGCGGCGAAGCCCTCCCTGATCTCCACCGAGCGGCACGGCATAGAGTTCTCCTTCGCGGAGCCCCTTCTCGACGTCCTTCACCCTGAGACGGGCAATCCCCTAATCTACTGCGGCCGGATGGACCAAGTCGTCGACTTCGCAGGCGCTCGCTACGGGGAGGACGACAAGACGACATCTTCCCTCGGAGCCTCGTGGTCGAAGCAGTGGGACCTCCGCTCCCAGTTCACCGGCTATTGCTGGGGAGCGCAGCAAGCGGGTATCCCCCTCTCTGGTTTCCTCGTCAGGGGCGTTTCCATCCTCAAGACGAAGTATGATACCCAGCAAGCCATCACCTACCGTCCCCAATGGATGATTGATCGCTGGCGCGCGCAGCTCACCCGGGACCTCAATCGAATGAAGGCCGCCTGGCTCGAGGGCTACTGGGACTACAACCTTGACGAGAGTTGCAACCACTATGGCGGCTGCACCTTCCGAAAAGTCTGTCTCTCCCAAGACCCTACACCCTGGCTTGAGACCGAGTTCGAGCGCCGGAGATGGAATCCCGTTACCCGCGAGGAGGAAGCAGCATGAGTTCATTCAGCCTCACCTTAGACCGGCAGTGGCAAACTGACGCAGGCCCCACGGCGCTTCTCTTCCGAGTTGCCAGTGCGGGCTTCTTTTCCTACTGGCTCGGGTATGTGGAGGTGCCGTCGGATTCCTCTCTCTACGAGAAGGAGTACACCGAGGCGGGCATCAGGGCGGGCGTTAACCTGACCTACTCCGGCAGGCTGTCCGACAAGCCAGAGTACAACCCCCATAACGGCTGGTTTCTCGGGTTCGACACAGCCAGTTTCCGAAAGCTCGAGACGCGCGCTTTCTGCGTCTACCAGTGCGAGGAGATTGCTCGCCAAATCGTCGAGGCCGATATGGACTCCGGCGACTGACAGTTCCGCCCCTAGAGGCTCTCCCCTAGGCCTCTAGTGGATGCGCTGTTGCATCAATCCCTCCTTTCACTTCTCACCTCTCGGAGCCCATCATGCCCTCTCTCACCATGCCGTCCTTTGCCGGACTGACAATCGAGTCCACCGAAGATTCCATCGAGCTTACCCAAACGCGCAGTTACACCTCTAACACGATCAGCATTCCCCGACTTCTTCTTGACGAAGTGATTGCACAAATCCTGACCATTCGTGACGAGCCTTTCCCGGAGGAGCCCCTGCCATGAACCTACTGATAATTAAGGCCGCCGGCCAAGACTGGGACGTTCAGTTTACTTTTGACGAGAACTCCGCCCAGATCGCAATCGCCCACGTCTCCCAGCACGGGTACGAGTGCACACGCCCCCTTCCATCCCTTCACCAAGTCCTATCCGAGCCGTTCATGCAATTCCTCGCGCAGGCGGTGTTTGATCGCTTTGTTAGTGAATTCACAACCTTCGGCCTTCAGGATGCCGACGCGCGGCCTCTCGCTCACTGAGTCAAATCCAAGGAACTCTCATGACAATTCCATCCCCCTCCTCCCTAATGGGCCCGAAGATTCTTCTCGAAGGCCCTGCAGGCACCGGCAAGACCTACGCGCTCGGCACACTGGCCGACTGGGCCGAGGCCAACGGCAAGCAGATGTTTGTCCTATTCACCGAAAACGGCCTCGAATCCCTTCTCGGCTACTGGCTTGATCGAGGTCTTGAGGTCCCGAAGTCCCTCCACTACCACTCCACCATAACGAAGCCCCTATCGCTCAAGTCCCTCATGACCGCAGCGGATTCCGTTGGCCGCCTATCCTACGAGGCCATAACGAAGATGATTGACCCGAATCGAGGCGGCATCAATAACGCCTTTCACGCTATCCTGAGTGCCTGCGCCGATTTTCCCGACGACCGCACCGGAGAGAAGTTTGGGGCTGTCGATTCCTGGGGTGTCGATCGAATTTTCGCCATCGATACGCTCAGCGAACTCTCAAACGCCGCCTTCAAGATGGTGATTGGGTCAAAGCCCACTGCCTCCATGCCCGACTACGGCGTTGCGCAGAACAACTTGATGAACTTCCTGCGCCTCTGCACCCAAGGCATCCCCTGCACTTTCGCCATTACCGCGCACGTCACTCGCGAGACCGACGAGATCACAGGCGGCGTCAAGCTCATGACCA